TATAAAAAAATCATATTGCATCTTCTTAGGAAGATCAGAATGAATATTCATTTCATTTGCGATAAGAACTGTGTCCATAAATCCAGACAAGCACTTATTAATAATGAACGGTGGATAATCTTTTTCTGTAGCATAGTCATCATCAATCAAATTAAGTTTTGATTGATTAATTGAGTTCAACCAGTCTTTTAGTTCCAATGTCGAATCACTCCTGCAATAATAAAACAATTAGTAATGAGATAAGAAAAGAATATAGCAGTCCGTACCAGAACCACGTAGTTATCATATCTGTGGGTTTTGTCATCTGAGAAACTTCCTAGACTATATTTCCAAATACGACCAAACTTCTTAATCATCGATCCAGCAATAATGTGGTGTGGAATCTATTGTATCATAGATATTTTTATTTCTGAGTAGAGCTCTGCGGTAAGGACCGAACTTAATACCTCTACCCCATCCAAGATAAGAATTAAACAATTCTTTTTTAGTAACTTGTCCCTTCATCTTAATGATAGAAGTAAGTTTTTCAATTACATCTGATTGGACATAGTGTTGACGACTAATCATGTCATCAATATAATCACTCATCTTCTTTACTTCATTTTTATAGATGAGATTATCTTTGATATACTGTTGAGATTTTGCAGACATATCATTTCGATAATCATTGTCATCGAGATACATGTTCAACAGTCTCACCGCTTCAGAATTTTCAGTAAAGAAATCTGCAGTTGGATTTAGTTCCTGATAATAATCAGCATCGTACATAATGTACGGACAACCGTTCATAATACCATCTGTAGTAGAAACACTCCACCCACCATAAACTTGTTTTGGTGAAAACCCAACACGACACTGTTGTAATTTTTTGTAGTATCGTTGCTTGTTAAATTTCTCTGTGGTAATCCAAGACTTGTCTGATTTTTCTAGCAATGGAATCCAAACAGTGAAGTCATCTCTAAGGTCTCTCAGAGACTCTAGAACCCGCATGAAGTTACCAAAGTCCTTATATGTATCAGGTCGGTGATTAAAAACGATTAATTTATCAGTTTTTTTGTTTGGTTCTACAACATCAGATTCCTTAACACCTAAATGATGTGGAGTTAAGATGTCGTTTAGTTTAATAATAGTTCCCTTATTAAAGGTTTCGGACGCTTGTTTTAATACAAGATTTTTTTGACTCTGTGTATTAAGATAGCAACGTTCCATTTCAAGCAAACCAAGAATGTTTTGATTGAAACTTGGTTGACTCCAAGCAACAACTTCTTTCAAATCAAACCAATGACAATATCCAAAGTAAGAAGGGCTGTGGTGAGTTACATTGCTGATGGTATTCTTAACAGCATGTGTATGTTCAGGGAGATGAGAAAACACCAGATCAATATCAAGATCATGATTGATCATTTTTCTGAAATGTTCTACATCAAAATGTGAACGCATCGTAGGAGGATACGTTGGAAACTTCATAATAAATTGCTTAGTATTATGAAAGTTCAGCATCTCCAGAAACTCTGGAAGAACCAGATAAAAAAACAAGTCACTACGAATCTTGTTTAGTTCAGCAATCATATTAGTGATTACCTGGATGTAACTATCTTTAGTCAGATCCTTAGAGAACGTGATGTTTGGATAGACAAGGATTCGTATTGTTTTTTCAAATTTTTGTTCTGTTAAAAATTTGGTAAGAGTCATCTGATAATATCAATAGTGTTCATAGTATTAGAATTCCAAACCTCAAGGTCATTTCTCAATGAACCTTCCGAAACAAGTTTCTGATAACGATTGGAAGCTTTACGTTTCCACCATTGTACCATGTTCTCCAGATAAAATTTATCGAAGTTTTGTTTGTTTGGAATTAGTGTTTCAGTTTTACCAAGAATAACATCTTTAGCATTTTCATATCCATAGTCAGACATATAGAAACGCTTCTGTGTTGTCACATCTTGTTTTGATTTGATGAAAGCAACAAAGTCTGTATACAGATCTGGATAGTATTCCTTCAAAGAATTTTTGATGATAGAAATCATCTTAGTTTGAATTTTGAGTTTGCGACTAGAAGCACCTTTGTGAATCAAAGGACCACCGTTTCTATCAACAAACCACTTACTCAGATCATGATAAATGAAATCTGGAAGAGTCAACAGAAATTTAGATTCTGTATCTCCACGATAACGAAGGTATGGTTTTAGACCATCATACTGACTCGTTCCTTTGATATTACCATACAACGATGTTGTCTCGAACAAACACATTTCTGTGTTGTACTTTTTATTTAGCATCTCACGAACTTCATGACTGCAGCAAATCAGTGACAGAAGTTTACCACCAAGATAATTAAAACCAAACGGTTGAGTAGGAACAATAATGAATCCCATGATCGCACGCTTGTTGAAGATGGTGAGGTCTGGGACCCCTCCCAACCACTCGTTACGGGGTTTGGAGTTGATGATGGGAGAACCCAGTTTGATGAACCCCACAGCGGTGCCTGTGGTGGTCTCCTGGATCATTAGCTTCATCTCTTTACCTGGTGCTTCCTCATAGGTAAATGATGCAGTCATTTCCAGAAGAGTATTGAACGTACTGTGATCTGGTTGAACAATACGAAAGTTCATGTCCTCAGGATGCATAGAGAAATCCTGAAACAGATCATCTTCATGAGACATTCCAAAGAGAGTTGGAGGAATCTCTTTGATACGTTCAAGTTTTTTCATACGAAAGAAATCATCGATGCGGTTGATAGAACCGTAAGCTTCGTTGATCTTACCGTATGCGTATAGAGTGTCTTCTGGAGAAAGAATCATTTATATACCAGTTTATTAGAAGGGGTTACAATTTTGCTGAACATCTGATTATACTGGTTTACGATGTCTTCTGCAACCTCTGCAATATAGACCACAAAGTTCTTGTTAACGGGCAAAGTCTTGTCCGATTTAGACACAAGAGGAGACCATGGAGCAAATCCAATTTGACCCTCACCAGTAGGAATTGCTACAATAGCATCTTCCAATTCCAATACACTATCAGTCTCTTTAACGATAGTAGCAACAACGTCTTCACCAGAAGACATACGAATAAGTTTTACAGTCATTTGAATTTACAATCACACATTAGTTCAGTCATACATGCAAGTGTATTGATCTCTGGATCAACAGCAAATGCAGACTGATATTGATATTTAGCGAAGATCAAAACTGCTTGTGGAATAGATGATGGTTCCAAAGCGGTATACATTGAATCATAAACTTTACGATACACTGCACTCTGATCATTATCAAGATTTTCAACAACCCACTTTCTGACTTTGCTGAAATCTTTGTCTTTCATATTACCTACAAGATCTTTCAGATTGACTTCAGATACTGTAGTTAGAATTCCAGTATCAATCTTTCCGATAGAAGAATATCTTTGCAGTTCATTGAGAACTCGTCTCCAGTCTGGAAAATATTTCTTGATTACTTCTGCGACAACCTTCTGATCATATTCAACACCTTCCTCCTCAAGTATAGTCCTGATACGGTTGAAGAAGGATCCAGCAATAGACATCCTGTCCTTTCCGTTAATTGCGAAGTCGATGACTGCACATCGGGAATGGAGAGGTTCAATAATTTTGTTTTTGTAGTTGCAGGTGAAGATGAATCTGCAGTTGTTATGATACGCCTCAATATTTGCCCGTAGGAGGAGTTGTACATCATTGGTTGTGTTATCTGCTTCGTCAATGATGATAACTTTTGGTTTTCCATTTGCTTGAAGTGATACGGTCGTCGCAAAATTCTTTGCTTGGTTCCGTACCGTGTCCAAAAATCGTCCTTCGTCAGATCCATTAATTACGTAAAAATCAACACCAAGTTCATTACACAGAGCTTTAGCAACTGTGGTTTTACCAATACCAGGAGGACCAGAAAGGAGAAGATTAGGAACCTCTCCTTTCTCAACAAAACTAGTCAGAGTTTTTTTGATACCCTCTGGTAAAATACAATCTTCAATTTTGTTGGGTCGATACTTCTCAACCCAAATAAAGTCACTCATAATCAATTAAAAGTAGAATCGGGTTCTAGTGCAATAAGGTAAGACAAGTTCCACTTGTCGTGAGTAAACTGGGAAATGTTAGCAGTAGATACCTGAACATTATACACCCCTGGAAGAATTTTTAGGTTCTCAACTTTGAAGTTGAAACAAAATTCATTGGTTGTTTCACCAACTTTTACAGAGAAGTTGTTAGAAGTATCATTGTTCTTTGTACGAACAACAAGATTCATGTCACCGTTCTCACCCACCAGAGAAAGATCGGGAAGTTGATATACACTTGCTGCACGAAGAAGAGAAGACAAAACTTCTTCAGTCAAAGTAAACTCCACATCAATAGTTGGAAGTTCAATATCTTTTTCAGGTGGAGCAGTAATTACACTGGGATCAGAAAAGAAATACTTGACCTTAGACTTTCCACTTCTGATAGAAAGATAAGAAGGATCACCAAAATCAAAATCAGGATCCTTAAATAGAGAGAGACCACCCAGAAATTCATTTAGATCATAGACAGCAAAATCATTGTCAAAGGATTCTGGACACTCAAATTTAGCAAGAATATTTTTAGCAGGAGAGATAGTTCTCAGAATATTTCCTTGCTTCACAACCAAAGAAGAATTGATTGTGGAAAAGTTTTTGAGAATATTCAGAGTTTCGACAGAAATTTTCATAATTATTGTGGATAAGGTTCAGTAACTGTAGATTTGTCAGAGAAGTGGAGGAGAAGGAGACCGTAGTGTAGGATCTTAATTATATCACGACGAGCGGTTCCTTTCTTATCGTAACGAGAAGCATACTTCAAGATGTTACTGCGACAAAATGCCTCAGCGTCTCCACAAGCTTCAATAAGATCTAGAGTTTGAATTGAATCGTTACCTGCGGAATAGTGTTGTCCGTAAGTTCCAATTATGTAGTTACGCAACTCTTCCAAGAGTTCTTCTTCATTGTATTTCAAAGTCATAAATATTTCAAAATTGTAAGAGGGCTTTTCACCCTCTTGATTATACAGAGTTTTTGTACCCGTGTCAATCGATGTCTGTTGATGTCTCAATTTCATCAGTTTCAGGAGCAACAATTTTATCAAAAAGATCCAAGAAGGATTGTTTAGTGTCGTCATCAAATCGATTCAGACAAACACCGATTGCCTTGGACTCATTACCAAAGATACTATATGCACGGATAATGTGAACCAGACGACGAGTAGAAATTACTTCATCAATACCACCTTCACTGAAGGTTTTACGAATGATGTCTGCCCAATTAACAAGAGCATCAATAAACTTATCATTCAAACAATCAAGTTCACGACAATAGTTATTGAGGATCTTAGTCTCAACAGTGACAGTCGGATATTCTTGTTCAAAAGTTACTGCAAACCTCTCAAGGAATGCTTCATTGAGCACGTTAGTTCCAATGAATCGTCCGTCGTCTGAA